TTTCTTGTAAATTATCTTAACAAACTTATCACCTCGTCTAGTTGTCCTATATTCAATATCTTCTATTGTATGTGGGTATTTTAATCGGTCCTTAGCAGTTTTTAAATCATCTTTGTCTATTACTTCATCAATTACCGATTCAAATACAGTAACACCACCACCAAAATTAGGTTTTGCTACTTTACCTTCTTTCTTAGCTCTTTGGATGATTCGTTTTTTAACATCATCAGGTAACTTCATAGTTACTATTGATTGTTTTCCTTTTTTAGTATAAGGAATTCCACCAAAGATTCTATCCATTGGTCCTTCGTTGATACCTTCGGTAAACATAGTACCAGTTCTCCAATCACCAGTATGTTTTTTTAATAAAGCATTTATTTTAGTAATCTCTCTATCATCACCTTGATTTGATGGATGGTCTGAACCAAGTTCTATTTGAAGTTTTCCTTTAGTTATAGGATGGTTACTGATATAAACTTTGATTTTTGGATTAATCTTTTTTATATCTCGTTGTAAGTTTGCTAATTGTTTTGGAGTTACTTCATCTTTAGATTCAGTAACTACTGATTCATTGTAGAATGATTTTAAGTATTTGTGGAATTCTTTATCAGTTCTAACTTCTTTGTAATCTTTGTTTGATAAAACTTTTTTAATAAAATCAGTTATATCCTTAGAACCTTTTTTGATAAGGTCTAAATCAGACATGAAAGATTCATCAATTTTACCAGCTAAAGTATAACCAATTCTTTTGGCCATTTTCTTTTTTCGGTTTTTATCAGATGCACCTTTATCAGAAAAAGCATTGGGAGTATTATACCCAGCAACATTACCTGTTGCAGTTGCTTCATCCAATTCATTTTGGATTTCACTAATAAGTTCGTCTATATATTGTTTAAGATTTGATTCCATTGATATTTTTTATCTCCTTAATAAGTTCATAAGATAACATCAATGATGAAACTTGTTCATCTGTGATTTTCTTACCAAGTTTTTGTTTTTTAAGAACGTTAATCGTTTCTCTCAATTTAATTTTGGTAATTTTATCACTCATTCCTTTATACAACGTATGTAATTCAGTAATGGTCTTTACAAGTTCTTTTTCAAAATACTCACCGAATTTAGAAGTGTTGGTAACATTGTTAATATACTCTCTCAATAATGATTTCTGTACATCATTGAGACTGGTATATTTTTTGTTAAACGATTCAGTTAGAATTTTAAATGTAAGTAACCTTAAATCCTTTTCTTGTTTTTTGTATTCTTCTACTAATCTATCTTCCTTTTGTTTAACTGAAGTTTGGGAATTGGAAATATGTTCAACTAAGGTAAGTTTAGAGTTAAATACATCTTTAACATCAAGGACATCATTTGCTTTTGCTTCGAACAATTTATGAACAGAAGCTAGGATTTTATAATTGGTAACAGGGGATGATAGGAAATTATCGATTTCGAAATTTTCCTTAATACTTTTAACAAGATTGTATTTTTCTCGTTGTAATTTGGTATAATCTAACTTAGCATGAGCTTCTAAAATTGCTTCAATGAATTTCTCAGCTTTAGATTCTGTATTATACTTCTCGTTTATTAACAGATTAAATAAACGTAATTCTTTGGACATTTCTGTTCCTTTTCCGTAGAATTCACGTATGATTTCTTTTGCCTTTTCTTCACTACCATTTAACACCTCGAGAGTTATTTGGCGAGTAAGTAATTCAAAAAGAAAACCTGTATTCTTAAATTTTGAATGTTTAATTTTTTTCATTTTGTTATATTTCCAATTATAATATAATAATTTTTCCCTAATATAAATATAAATCTATAAAAGTTTAACTATTTTTCTGTATCTTCAAGGATATTAGACTCGTCCAACATATCCTTCATTTCGTGTAAATACTTTCGTTTTGCTGCGATTCCATTGATAACTTTCATTGCTTTATCTTCGGAAGTTCGAGTTCTTTTTGAAGTTCTCTCATCATCACCAAGTGGGTCTCTACCATATGGATGTTTATCCTTTCCATAGGTTCCACCTTCTCTCGGTCTACCACCCTTATCTTTGAGTTCGTTTTTGAGATTCTCTAATGATTCTTCAATATCTTCTGGTTCTTCATCTTCCACTGCAGGGTCATTACCCTCATCTTCAATAGAACGGAAACGGAATCTATCTTTTAAATCATCTAACATTTTAACTCTCTGAACATCTTGTTCTCCATTAGAAAGTTTAAAGATGTTTTCATATACCCAATCCTTAGATAACATATTAAGACCTTGGATATCTTGAGCCAATCTGATTTTCTCACTCCACAAGTTTACTTTTTCTTGTTCGTAAATTGTAGATGGGTTTACCAATTGTAATTCGAAATTAGTCATTTCTGAATCTTGGATACCTTGTGCGTATAAATGAACGATTGCAATTTTAGATAATTCTGAAATTACTGTTCTTTGTATTCTTTCGATAGTTCTTGCGAATCTTACATCTTCTGCAGCAAGAGTAGCTTTACCATTTACGTTTTCTTCGTATCCTAAATAAGCACGAGGAATTTTCAATGCTGCAAACATTTTATTCTTTAAGTAATCGATATCATCAATTGAAGGTGCCTCTAAACCTGCAAGGTTATCAATAGATGTACCACTATCACCACCACGAACAGGAAGATAGAAATCTTCTGTTAGGTTCTGCATGTTATACTTTAAGTTGTAATCACCAGTTTGTTTATCAATGAAAGGAACTTTCTTCATCTTATTGATAATTCTCTGCATGTAGTTATCAACTTCGGTTGGAGGAATGTTACCGATATCAATTTTGAAAACTCTCTTTTCAGGTGCTCTCATAATTCTATGGATTAACATTGCATCTTCCATTAAAGATAATTGTTTCCACAATCTTCTACCATTTTCTAACATTGATTTACCATATGGTAACCAGTTAGTATCTGCTAATAATCTGAAGTGAGCAATCTCAAAGTTTTCGTATTCTTGTTTTCCATTCGGGTCCTCAGTAATTTTAAACTTTACTGAATTTGGATTTGATGGGTCGGTTCTTTCTAAACGTTCAGTATTATAAACTGAATGAGGTGTAACGTTAACTACACCCTTACCTTCGGCAACTTCTAAACCTAAAAAGAAATCTCCATATTTACACATGTTTCTTACCCATGGCCATAAATTGAATTCAATGTTAAGGACATCGTAAAATAAGTTGTTAAGTACATCTTGTACTTTTTGATTATCCGAGTGAACCATTAAAGTATCACCGAACTCATTTTTTAAAGTAGATTCATCAGCATAGATATCTAATGCAGAAGAAAGGATAGGGTCATTATCCATTGCATCAAAATCACGGAAAACTTCTCTACGAACTTGTTGGTATGCCATTGATTGGGCACCACCAGCTTGTTCATAAAAAGATTTCTGAATTTTGGTGTATCTATCTCTTAGGGATGATAAGTTTGTTTGTTGTCTTTCATCAGAATCAAAAACTTTACGCTTCCCATCCTTATCAACCGTAACGATTGCTTGTGAACGAAAGAGTTTCGTTAATCTCCCAAAAAATGAAGTATCTGCCATTTTGTTTTCTTTTTAATTTATAACCTTAATTACCATTTACGACAAGACCAATATCTTGCCTTATGTCTTGGACCAGGGTTATCACAATTATGTCTTGCTCTAAATGCCTTTCTCCTCTCAGGATTATTCTTTTTGATTGACATTGTTTTTTCACCACCCTTACCTTTGTGTCCAAAGTTTACTTTTACTACGTTTCCTTGGGGGTTTTTGACATATACTTTAAATTTCTTAACATCGCCTTGCATAGGTTTACCAAGTTTTACCTCTCTACCTTGGTATTCTGCTTCGTTGACATCAGACTTATATTCTTTCATGAATTCTACAAACTCTCTGATATCATCATGAGATTCTACATCGTATTCTTCACAATATGAAGTATTTTCTAATAAATTAGATAATTTTATCATAATTTCTCTCTCCTATCTACCATATAAATATATAATTATTTAATTAACCAAGTTAAATCCTCTCGATGACCGTTACCCATATCCATTTCCCAAGGATTGGAATCATTAACAGTATTACCACCGAATCCCATTCCACCCATATCTAAAGTGGATTGTCCGATACCTCCAATTGCCTGTCGAGTTAAATCGATTCCTTCTTGTCTTAATCTAAGTGCAGTATCACGAACCCATAATCCAATGGATAAGGACATAACTAAATCATCATTGTAACCTCTCATTGCTTCTGCACGGTTACCATTCCATATAAAAGTAAATAACTCATCTATGGTTCTCGTAGAACGAATGGTTACATCTTTTTCTCTGATGTATTGTTCCATCTTTGAAATGATTAAAGGTCTTGTCTTAGAAGTAGTTGAGAATCCCGCAACCATATTTCTTTCTTCTGCTCTGTATTTGTTATGTAGTTGATTTTCCACATCTACATATTTTAAATCCTTACTCATGTAGAATAAGTTTTGATAACCTCTATCGATTACTTGTTGGATTACTGCCCAACCAATATTTGCGTTTTCAATTACCAATAATGCTTGATTATAATCAGTAGAAAGAGATACAAGGAAGTTTCCAAAATCTTTGGTATCTAACTTACCTTTATACTCAGCAACTTGTGTAGAGGATTCTATATCGATTACATGACATGCAGAGAAATCGGCAGAATCACCACGAGCAACATCGGCGATGACCA